CCGCGACAGAAGCTCGTTCAGCTTCAGTTTTTCTTCGTCTGTAAGATCGGACAGGTTCATGATCAATGTCCCCTTGCCTTCTGTAACGCCAAATCTGTGGCGTCCTGCTTCTGCACTTGATCCCAGGCGCTCAACGCGGACGGCCCGTATCCATAGACCGGGTTATCCCATGCGCTGCTGGACGAACTTGTCCGTCCGCCGCTATTCGCTGCCAGCGCCGCCCGGCTATTCTGCGCGGCGATGTCCGCATACCCAAGGCGCGTCCTATCAGCATTCGCCTGTGCGTTGTTCCATGCATTTGCCTGCGCGTTGAACAGCCCGGTATTGGCGTTCTTGTCGCCTATCCACGACTGCGAGTAATTGCCGAGCAGGCTGCCCAGCCGACCGGCCTGCGCGTCGTATTCCTGCGATCCCATGTCCTGACCGTACTTGGTAAGTTCCATGAGGCGGTTGCCGGAGTTCAGCAGACCCTTGGCGCCCAGGCTGCGTTGCAAAGCTTCCTGTCCTTGACCGACACGGAACTTATAAGCTGCCGACTGTGTGATCGAATCCGGGTTGTCCAGCAGATTCTTGAGGCGCATTTCGGCATCGGATAGTCCAGCCTCGAAACGGTTCGACGTATTGATAGTTGGCGCTCCGCTACCGTCAGTGCTGAATGGATTCGCGCCATCGCCCGCGCTACCATCCTCGTTCCATGAGTCAGAGTTCGTGCCGGCGTTCAGCAGGTATTTGAGTTGGTTCTGTCGTTCTTGTTCCGCGGCGGCTTGGTTGGTAAAACGATTTGCTTGATCCCAATTGGACCCCGCGTTCGTTCGTCCTACCAGTGCGCTGTTATAGGCTTGAGTGGAATCGTAAATATCCTTCAACAACCCCTGCCGAGTAACCCCGCCAGACTTTCCGTTCACCGCATCCAAAAACGCTTGATTTGCCATGATCTATGCTCCCGTAACTTCGATTGCCTCAAGTCGCAACAGCGCGTTCTTGACATGCAGAATTTCAAAACTTCGACGGCTGAACTTCCCGAGCCGGCGAATCTGTGATTGCTCCGCATTCAGATCGACCGGGCGAAACCGCGTGTACGTCACATAGTCGTTATCCGAGTGCCGTAATACTGCCACAGAGGATACCTTATCGCCTATCAGTTCCGCAGACGGCATTGTTTTGTACTCTGCCTTTCCTTCATCGAGCTTTGGAGTTCTGATGCGCGCCGCAATTGCCCCGATTGGATCAATATACGTACTCTGCGAAAACTCGTACAGTGCCCCGCTGGTTGCATGTTGCATGTACTGCTTCCCGTTCGCCGCCGTCGATGAGATGATCGGGAAATAAGACTCCGTGTGTTTCGTGGCTGTGCCTGATCCGCTGAACGCAGTTCCTGTCGCTTGCAACTGAAACGTATTCGTCGTTACGTCAGTAGCTACGTGCCAGCCGTTAAACGAGGCGTTTGTAGAGGCGATCAACAGGATGTCGCCATCTGAGTACCCATGCGCCGCCGAAGTCGCCACACCGGCCGTAGAAACAGCCGTCACGGTCTTGTTGACACCACTCGAAGTCAGGTACGTGAAGAACGACCACAGTTGCGAGGTGAAGTCATAGACGAGCGTCACGCCTGTTGTTACCAGGGTCAGGCCATACAGCAGATGAGATCCGACGTTGCAGGACCACGAATAGACGGTCGCTAGCGAGTCGGCGTTCAGGATCTTGTCGACTTGCCCCGTGCTGATCTTTTCGGGAGCCGTACCGTTCAACCGGAAGATGCCTCGTCCAAATCCGTCTTTGGACTGGCCCATCCAGATGATAGTCCCTGCCATCTCCCGGACAGAACCTTCAGCGGCACACCCGACCTTGAAGGTGGCATTCTGCACGGGGGCAAGAATCGAGCCTGGGGTAACGCCCGCATTGTAAAAGAACTCCGTTGAATACCGTTTGAACGCCGCGATGTAGTTGGCGATCTTGGCGAGATAGACGCCAGTATCCGGCTCTATATCCGTGCCGATGACATCAGCCGAAGCCCACGTTTCGGCTGTGTTTCTTCCTGACTGATAGATATCTCCGGTTGCCTCATCCATGACGAAGAAAAACTCAGCAAGATACGCGCACCCACGAGACGTGTTCGCCGGGTAATCCGCATCGACGATCTGCGTCACGGTGTAGCGGTTCGACGTGTTCGTAGCATAGTCCGTGTATCCAGGGGCTACGGCGTTTGTGTCCTCCGGTTGCGCCCATGCGGCATATATCTCGTCGCCGCTGGTGGAAATTTTGATTCCGCATGTCACTGTGCCGGAAGCCAGCAGCGCGGTAGAGTACCTAAACCATGCGCCGGTAATCGCCTTCACGACGTAGGTCGCGCCATCGACTGTCAGGCTGATATCTCCGGTCCCGGTCTTGCGCTTCAGGTAGATACTGAACGTTCGGTTCTTTGTGCCGTCCAGAGCGATCGACTGGAGCATGGTCGCGTTCGCCGCTCCGGCCGTCAGGGTGAACGCTTCCGTTCCTGCACTCGGGTCTGTCTGCCCTGAGGTCAGTGTGATGTTTGTTCGCACCCATGCCGCATTGGAGAACAATTGGCTGTAGATCGCCTGATTGGCGTTCTGCGTCATGTAGTATCCGGCTGTCTTGGTTTTCAAGAATAATTGGGTCATGTCGTGCTCTGCGCGAAGTCATACAGGCCGGTTGCGATTGTCGCCAAGGCAGGAATCGTGGCGGCCGCTGGCGTCAGGGTGAAGACCTGCCCGCCCTCAAAGAAATACAGAGTACCCCCAGCTATGACCACGCCAATCGGCGCAAACGAGTACGCCGGAGCGCCCAGCAATGTAAAGGTGCTCCCGTCCGTCGAGGAATAAAAGACGTAGGACGAGTCCCAGATGTACATCGTCGTCCCGTCGGCCGTCATGCCATACACCGTGATCGGGGGGGTACCGACAACGCTCGATGTCAAGAACACGTCATTGGATCGGATGATCTGGTTCGATCCGTTCACGGAGTACAGATAACCTCCGAGTGGATACCCGACGATCCCACTGCCGGAGTATGCCGCTCCCCATGTTGCCCCTGAATCCGTCGATTTACAGGTCTGCGCGCTGGTGGTGTTCCATGCGTACAGATCGGTGCCGTACCACATGCAATAGAAGTATTCTCCGACGCCAAGAGTCAGTGGCGGGGTCGATAGAGACACCCAACTGACGCCCGAGTTTGCCGAGCGGTACAGCCGTGTTACGTCCCCAGCGTCCCATGCGTATATATACCCGTTCTTTGATGCAAGTGAGATGAACCCGTGAATAGATGACTGCGTTCCTGGGTATGCCGCCAGGTATCCGAACGAAACCCCGTCCGCCGAATTGTTGTAGATGAAGTACCCTGCGTCGGTATCATTGACCAACGCGACGAACATGCTGCCGTCCCACACGACTTGGCTTCCCGAGCATGTATCCCCAAGGGCATCGAACGTGATCGGGGTTGCAGAAGACCACCCGCCGCCGCCAGGCGTAATGCTAAACCCAAGCGTCGTGCCATACACACTAACCAGATCGTTATCGAACGCCACGAGCCCGCCGCCGACGCCGGTTCCTTCCGCTTCAAGGACCAACCCGGGTCGCACAACGGCTTTGTCTATAGGCGGTGCCGGCTGCTTGACTCCTCGCACCCAAACAAAAGCGTCCTTTCTCTGCTTCGATTCCTTCAAGCAATTCGTCAGGCGCGCGTTCTTATTCGACGTGCCATCCTTGGTGCTCAGCGGTACAGTAACAGGCAGTCTCATAGCGGACTCGCCGCGAAATCGAACTGGCCGGCAACTACCGTGCCGACCGATGTCGGTCCTTCGCCCACTCCGACCGTCGTGCCGAACACACTGACCAGCGTCCCATTGAACGTTGTCAAATTGCCTCCAGCTCCGGATGCCGCGACCACGGATACCAGCCCAGGGCGAATCACCGCCTGATTGATCCCGCGATCATTCTCCGACAGGACGTTCGTAAGCCGTTCGTCCTTGTTCGACGTTCCGTCACGGCTTTCGATCTCAGGAACCAAAGGCAGGCGCATAGTTACGGGCCGGTCAGAATCCGCGAGTGCGAACCGCCCCAAACCGCGCCCATTGGGGAATGGTTTGCTATCGGCCGATGATTCGCCCGCTGAATGGCTGCCAAAGACTCCCGTGCGATACGGCGCACGTCGTCACTCGGGGATAGACCAAACTCAGGGCCGGCCCACCTTACGGCGAGATTGAAAGCCATGGCTTCCTCGTACCCAGGCGGCAAAGTGATCGATGTGGAAAGAGACGCCAAACTCGAAACGACTTGCCATGTGACGATGTGCAAGGAACTAACAGCGTTCGGTTTCGGATACACCAGAAGCGTCCCCGTTGTCAGCGACGGTTCGTAGTAAGCCCGGTCTGGATATGTGGACGTATCAGTCTTGCTAGACAGTGCAAACCACTGTTCTGCGGTCAGTAAATCAACAGGGGAGTCTGCGTTCGAGTACCGGACGAAACATTCCTCGATCCTGTACGGGCGGGGTGTCAGCGCGAAGTTTCCATCCGGACCGACGGTATAGGACTGCGTACCTGCCACAAGGGAATACGCGGTATCGACAAACGCATATACGTCCAGCTTGTCGATCTGCCACGCTTCGAGCATGGCATTCAGGGCGATTAGTCCGTCCGCTCCTTCGTCCGCCGTTACCGAAGTCCCCGACGATGGAACCCCTACAAGACGAGCGGCCCGGTCAATTATCGTTTGTGCTGTTGCCATAGACTTGCTCCACTATAGGTTGCTTTGGAGGGCGTCCAGGGCGACGCTTAGGCGTGTCCTGTGGTGTTACAGTTTCCTGCGGTGTTGCGGGTATTGTAGCCTTAAGGCGTTTGGCGTCAAGTATTGCTTGTCGAATCGGTTCGCCATCAACCCATCCTACGGGGAGCTCGCCATCAGGAAAGTAATGGAACCCGCCGATTTCTGAATACATCAATTTGGACATTTCGATCCTCCAGGCTGCCTAAGTAAGAACTCATGGTAGTTTCCTTCAAACGAATCTTCTGGAGAGTGATGCGTCAAGTTCAGATTCGGCACGATCCAAATTTCTCCCCCCGCGTCTTTCCAGTTCCTGCTGAACGCATAGTCCTCCCCCCACCAAGCGCCCTTGTGCGCACCGTGGTTGAATATGTCAACAGAAGGGTTACACGCTTCGCCATACATCAGATCTGGGTATGCCTTCATGAACCGATTGACAGCCTCGCGCGTGATCTTCAGGAATCCTGCCGGTACACGATCCGCCTTGATGCAGCCGTCTTCTCGCACCTTTGGGAACCCGCGCTCATCGTCATCAATAACGCCCATGTACTCTATCTTGTCCGAGTATTTGAATCGGTAAAGTCCGGCGACAACATCCCCCTTCGTCTCCACCAGTTTTACCAGGTCTTCCGGAGCCCACGAAAGATCATGGTCGATGAAAACTACAACGTCCGCCTTCACGTCAAGCGCCTTGCGAAGCATGGTAGCCCGCGCGCCGCTGATGTATGGGCAACCGACTTCACTTACCATGAAATGCTCATGCCCGGCCGCATCTAACAAAGGAACGGATGCCTTGATCGCCTCAAGAGTTTGCGGATATGGCCTGGTTAAGGTCGGAAGGCACAGAACAACTTTCATTTCACGGCGGCCCCCATCAATGCGTAATCAGACAATCTACTCACGGCAGCTTTGCTGAATCCTGCTTGTGTAAGCGCGTCATGTAACGTTTTGCTGGTAAAACCCGTCTTGTGTGCCATGTACGGTTTTTCCTTCAGCATCTTCCGATACCCATAGATCAGATCAAGCCCGCAAATCGGGCCGGCTGGCGCGTTAAACAGAACTTCATCTGTTGCCCGCACATCTTCTAAGTCAGGAACGAACAGCACAACAAGCCCGCCGTCGTTAAGAACCCGGCAAAATCCTTCAAGAGTAGGAACTACTTCATGCGGCGATAAGTGCTCCAATGCATGCGAACAATACACCGCGTCTACTCGAATCGCATCCGGCAGAGACCGCATATCACAAACGATATCCGGGGAATGTGTTTCGTCAATATCCAGCCTGATTTCTTCGTACTCTCCTAACCAGGAAGGAAGCGGGTCGCCCCCGCAGCCAACATGCAGCACCGAAGGCGACCATTCCATTACGCTGCCCAGATTCCTATAGCAATCAGGGTGTTCATCACTTCTTGCATTTGTGCAACCTGCAACGTGCCATAAGAGGCACTGGTAACTACGTTAGTGGTAGTGTGGGTAGTCCCAGTGGCCCGTTGAACCACGGGAGTCGTTCCGTACAGACCGACAGTCGAACCTGACGCGCTTCCGAGCGAAGAAACGCCCGAAATAACTCCCGAGTCAATGTCGGCTGTACTGTTCGCAACTCCAAGTGAGCGGCCCATGATTACGCCGCCCAAATCCCAAGCGCGATCAGGGTGTTCTGAATCTCCTGAATCTGCGCCACTTGCAGAGTGCCAAAGCTGGCCGACGTAACTACGTTGGTGGTGGTATGCGTCGTCCCGGTCGCCCGTTGAACCACAGGGGTCGCTCCGTAAAACCCTACCTTGTTGGTCGAGGTCTTTCCGATCAGCGCGCCGTCCGGGCTACCGTAGTCGATGTTTTCGTATGAAGGCATGATGTTTTCCTTTCAGGAATATTAGGACGCGGAACCAATGATGCGCGAAGCCCATGCGGGACGAAGTGCCGCCATCCCGTACAGGATGTCGATACGCATCAGCAGTTCATCGTTGCGGATGTCAGTTCCCATCCAGCACCGCAGGTTGATACCGTCCTTATTAATGCGAACGCATTTCTGCGCCTCGTCCAGAATCGGCAAATCGGCAGTGATGAACTGGTACGCCTCTTTGTGATACATGAGGTTCTGGACGTAACTGGTCGACGCTGCCCCGACTGCGGTAAGCGTCTTGGAGTTAAAGTCCGTCGTTGCCAATTGCGCTCCCGCGACAGAACACACATTTTGGCGAGGGCCGGTCAAATAGGTTGCCGGACTAATGGTCATGTCGCCGCCGCTGCCAGTTCCCGCCGTATTGGTGAACTGCTGGAGAACCCCGAGACTAGCTTTCGTTTCAGGGTGGCATTGATACACACCAGCAATCGTAAATACCTGGCCGACAGTGTAGGTCACTGGGGATGCGGTATCCGCAGACAGCGTGCTACCTCCATCAGTAACCGCCGCCGCCGCATCGGTCGTTCCAGTAACATCCGAACCGTTCGTCATGGTCCACATACGGTCGTTCTCGTACCAGTCCGCCATAGCGGTCCGGCCGATCATACCTTCGCGGTACTGCTCCTTGATCTGTGCGGAGTCTTGAAACAGGCCCTTCAGACCATTGACCATGCCGCCCATTGTCACGGAGTCACACTGGATGAAGCGATTGCCGTCCTTCGGTGCAAGATTCTGGTTCAGCTTGGCGCGTGCCGAACCGACGGCGGCGAGGTCGGCCAGCGCGGTGCCGGCAGTACCTGCGACGTTGTACGTCGCCTTGGTGCAATACGCAATGAAGTCAGCCTCGATACCGG